AATACATCATTTAAAAAAAAAGAATTGTTTGATATCAATGACTTAGAGAATGTTAGTCTTTTTTCTTGCCAATATTATATTTGGCTACGAGTTCCCACTCGTCTTTTTCCTTGAACGGAAGCACTTTAATTTGACTAATTGGAGAGATTGGATTCTCTGTCTGCGATTCAATCACAACTTCAATTAGATCCCACTCTTTGAGTAGATTTGTGATTGTATTGCGACGAGCCATGTCAGACTCAGAGAAATTGGAGGGTTTGCCATCAAGAGCGAATAACTCTTTGAAATGGACAATGTAGTATCGACCCTGCTTGTGAAGAATATGACAAGACTGATACAGCGTCTTTTCTTTTTTAGATGCTACACCAATTCGTGTGAGGGTCTCTCGGACTTTGAGAAAGTCATCGGGATTGCGTAGTCGCACTTCCACAAGACTATTAATATCAAAACTCATTTTTTCAATCCACCTTTTTCAAGTTTCTTCTTAATATTGTTTATATCTTCGGCAGACAAAATATCCATGACGACTTTCGCTTTTTCATAACTATAGTCAAAATACTGGGCTATACATTCCAGGTCATCGTGATGTTCAGTCTTAGACCATTTAGCAAAACGTTTCTGTGGTCTAACAATATTTATAAAAAAAGAAAACTGAGACTTCTTATTTGCATGGTGATGAGCGTTCATTTCATTTGCGGCAAGAACGGTATCTTGAAAATAAGAGAACTGACGGTTAGTTATAAACGGCACATAACCTTTTTCGTCGAAATCTTTGCTAGATATTTTTTTACCAGAGTTTATTGCATTAATATATTCATATGGGTTAGACATCACTTATCCTTTCCTCAATTATAGAAAGCCTTTTTCTCAACTCTGTTGTAGAAAATCTGTGATCCCGTTTATTGAAATATAAATCAATATTTCGTTGTTTACATATATCAAGACCAGTAAAATCTCTATCTTTATATTCTTCCCCAAGGATGCGAATATGTAAAGGGAAACTTGCAAAAATATCTATCAAGTCTTGCTCAGTAGAATATGGGATAATTTCATCAACATACTTAACAGCGCTTAACTGGATATGACGTTCAACAATCGTTTGTGTTGGTTTGTTTTTTGTATCTGGTCGATCAATCGTTGGGTCAGTTTGTAATGCAACAATAAGATAATCACATTGTTGTTTAGCTTCACGAAGCATCATAATATGCCCAGCATGAAGAAGATCAAATGTGCTTGCCGTAATTCCTACAATCATTTGTCTTCTCTCTTTCCATCAAAAACACACACAAAATACAAATCTTCATTTCCTGTATTATAAACTTTATGAAATGCGCCATCAGGAATTAAGATAACAGTATTTGCTTCTACTAAAAACGTCTTATCATTTAATTCCATCGACCCACTACCACTAATAAAGAAGTAAACTTCTTCTTGACCAGAATGAAAATGACCAGATGTGTTTTTACCAGGATGTAAATTTGTGCTACTTACCACTAAATTATTTAAATAATTGTTATCTTTTACAGTATAACGATCATCTTTTTTAGTAATGGTATTACTAATATTTTTGATATTTAATTTCATTATTCAAAATCACAATCAGACATAATCTCTGTAAGACAGGCTACAAGATTGACTTCTTGGTCAGCGACGAATGCTGACTTATAAGAGTAGTTTGCAATATGCAACACGAGTTGTGGTACAGACCGATCAACAATAAACTCTGACGCTGTATCATATAGTTTCCGATATAACACAGTTGGTTCAACATCAGAATTTGTACCAACCCACTTACGCATTTCTTTCCAGTTACGAGCTTTAAGAAAGTCAACAAGTTTCTTGTAATTATCTTCTGACATATTGACGAGAATGCCAGTATCAATAACACCAGAAGCAGAGTATCGCTGGAGTTCATTGAGAACTCGACGCCAATCTGGAAAGTGTTTCATGATCAGTTCGGCAACGACTTTTTTGTCAAACTCAATATTTTCAGTAGCAAGAATATTCTCAACACGCTTCATAAACTGCGAAGCAATCTCAGGTTTATCTTTACCACCAATCTTAAACTCAATCACAGAACACCGAGAATGAAGAGGCTCAATGATTCGGTTCTTGAAGTTACACGTCATAATGAAACCACAGTTCTTACTGAACTCTTCCATAAAGTTGCGAAGAGCAGGTTGAGTTGACTGTGGGTTGAGATAGTCTGCTTCGTCTAGGATGACGTACTTTCGTGCGCCTGTGAGGGACACAGTTGAAGCAAAGTTTTGAATCTCATTTCGTAGTGTATCGATGTTACCATTCATCGAACCGTTAATCACAATATAGTCAAAGCCACATTCTTCCAGCATTGCTCTCGCAACAGTGGTTTTGCCAACGCCAGGTCCACCAGTCAATAGTAGATTTGGTACATAGTTTTTCTTGACAAACTCAGCAAACGTTTTCTTGAGGTCTGCTGGAAGAATGCAGTCTTCAATTTTAGAAGGTCGATAAGTTTCCACCCAAAGCATAATATAATCTCCACAAAGTAATCATCACGTTACGTTAATTCAGTATAAAGTAATACGAACGTTACTTTGTTTCGGTAGCTACGAAATATTGAAGATCGCCTTTCTCTGTTGTGAAGTGACTGATGCCTTTTGATGAAACAGCAACATTATAATCACGCTGCATCATCTTGAGGTTATCGACTTTGAATACTACTCCAAACTCTTCAGATGTTGCACCAACGGTAACACGATAATTGTTTGATGTTGAGTTCTTTACATCACCAACAACAATTTCGATGATTGAGCCATTACCAACAACTGACCAGTTTGGTGCTTGGAGAACACTTGCTGCTTGCATTGTTGACTTGAAAACATCAGTGGTCAACTTAAATTCAACAAGAGTATCAGGTAGTTCAATGTCACGATCAGGTGCAGACATCACCATTGACTCATCAGCATAAAAATACCGAATCGATGATTTACCATTTGCAACAACTACATTGCTATCTTCAAAGACAAAGTTAGGCTTCTCAAACAAACTAATTGCACTCAGAAACTGATTGAGGTCATAGATAGCAAACGCCGAATCAAACTTATCTTCAACTTGAGCAACAGCCATTACTGTCTTCTGAGGAGAAATAGTGCGGATCTTGTTGCCAGATTTAACAGCAAGGTTCTGGTTGATACCAGAGAAGTTCTTGAGAACGGATAGTGTATTGTCAGAAATATTCATAATTTAACTCCATGTTATAATCAATAATTAAGTATAGTTCAAATCACGCCAAAAGTAAAGAGATTTACTTGAGTTTTTCTCTTGGATCAGCAGTAGCAGATACACCAATCTGAGCAATGTCAATAAGACTACCACCAAACTGATATGAGCCAGTATGATTAAGTTGCATCCAAGGTGCCATCCACACTTTGATATCAGCCTTACGTGCCCACTGACAGAACATATAATCTTCTGACAGATAACGCTTAGAGTCGGGGCAAATTACACAATCAAAGTATGCCATGATTTCACGAGTGCCATCAAAGTTTTCAGAACGAATATGATCTGGCTTGTAATAAAACTCTGGATATGCTTTTGCATAATTCTCAAATGCTTTACGCTGAATCATCATGAATCCAGTACCACCTTCAAGAACTTCAACTGGTTCATTTAATGGAATCTCTGGTCGATCATCTGCTGGATTGAAAACAAAGTCGCCAACAAAGTTGGCAAGTTTCTGAGGATTCTCGTCAGCAAAACCTTTGTCAACTGCTCGTTTGATTTTTTCCCACGAGATAACCTTCTTAGGGTATGGACCACAAACAATATCTTTATCTGACTCTGGATCAGCTATAGCTGCAAGAGCAAGAACATCATGTGGATTGAAACCAATATCGGAATCAATAAACATTAAGTGTGTGTAGTCACTCCGCATAAACTCATCAGCACAATAGTTTCGGGCACGAGTAATCAGAGACTCATTGAATAGAAAAAAGAATTCTGTTTGAATTTCATATTCAGAACAAATTTTCTGCAACTCAATTATTGCTCGTGTATATTGACCACCACACTGCCCTCCGTACATTGGCGTCGCAATAAAAATCTTTCGCTTTCTCAATTCACTAATATCAATGCTAATTTCATTCATTCTTTTTCTCCATGTTGTAGGTCATGATTATACATTGCAATGATTGCATAGTGAATAATCTTCATAAGGTCTTTGCGATTGTATCCATCTTTCTTACCATATCGTTGAGCATACTTCATCACATTACCCAAGCAGAATCCTTCACCATGACCACCGTCAATAATGAATTCTGTTGCTTGATATTTGTTTGTGGAATAATGCTCACCATAAGTACCATCAATATAATCTTGCAGTTGGCGAAGGATTTCACCTTCATTATATTTATACTCTATCATTCAGTTCTTTCCAATTCGTAATCAATTTCATTCAAATATTTTTTTTGTATTGAATTTCATTACCAGAAACAAACGCAAAAACATCTGCTTTCGACATTCTATCTTTTTCTGTTATTTTTTCATTCCAAGGTTTTACTTGTATGTTTAATTGCTTACCATTTTTTAATATACACTCAATATCAACCTTATCAAACATATCTCTTTTCGAACCTAAACCACCTGTTCTTTTAACGGAAGCAATGCTGTTATTATTCTTCAAATCTCTGACTACAATATCTTCAGTTTCTTCACCCTGTTTCCATGTCCCATTAACAATATTTGACAATTCTTTAAACAAATAGCTATTAGTATCTTTGATATCAGGGTCATTAGATACACGGTTAAATAACATTTCCATATCTAAACTTGATATACCATAATAATCTAATAAAAATTTAACACATTTTCTATTAGTTGTCAATAGAGAATATGTCTTGCTACCTAGATTTTCATTAGACAGATCAATGAAAAATCTTTTGTATTGTTCTCCATACTCTGTATATTCAATCGCTTCTTTGATGTCATTTAAAGTAATCATATTTTCTCAAATATTCTTCTGCATTATCCATCTCTGAAAGGTGTAACCAAAACACATTCCAATCTCTAGCTATATCAATAATTCTCGTTCTGTTTTTTAAATTAATATTTTTATTCTGTATTAATGTATCAAATAGTTTTGACACACCAGAATCGATTTGTAAATTTAAATGTTTCTTAACTTTACCTATTTTCTCAAATTCTGGAAACGCATTTCTAACATGGTGTTTCTGGAATGGGTTGTTGACTTCTTCCCAATCCATACTGTAGAAAAAATCTTTCACTTCAGTTGAAAGATACGGCGTGATAAAGATTTTATTTTCTAAGTCCGATATTTTTTTAAGCCAAATATAATTAGCGCATTTATCAGGTGCAAAATATTTGTCTCTAAATTCGTCAAACTTTTCTTTTGTATGTTTATAATGAATCATTGCTGTTTTACTGAGCCCATAATAGCCGTCGGCTGCCCAACCACTGAGTACATAATTTTCTTGTATCTTTGGATATACATGAATAAATGGATAACTACACTCATATGAACTTTTCTTTGAACAGCCAAGACGAGTAAGATGATGAAAGTCTGCCTCAATGTTTTTGGTGGGAATGACAACACCAGTAAATTCCCAATCAAAAGTTTCACTAATTTCTTTTGCTTTCAAAAAATCATATGATTCGTGTATGTCTAATCTAAAACTGTATGCATGAATTTTTTTACCAAGACGTTGTGCGGCAAAACCTACAGATATAGAGTCAACACCACCGGACAGTAAAAGAGCAACTTTACTGTCCGGGGCATTGTTTTTCACATGATCTACAAGAAGTTGATCGATAGAAAAAAATTTATGCAGCATTTTTTAGGGAATCCACATAATCTTCAAACGTATACTTGTTGGACTTCTTGTTGTTGTCAGTTGCACATAGAATACGTAAGTTACTCGGCTCTGTTACGCCACCTGCTTCGACACCCCAAGAACGTGGAATATCGTGGTCGCCTTGAGCATCTTTCTGTTCAATAGGAGCCCCACACGCTTCACAACACTTACCAACTTCAACGTAACGCTCAAAAATATCTTCCGGACGGAACGATACACGCTTGTCTACACGCATGATACCAAAGTCTTCATAGCGGTCTGCAAACTCATCCATCATCCACTTGATAGTCCAGTTAGTCTTTTTAACTACGTTGAACTGACCAAGATACTTACCAAAAGCTTTCGCCTTCGTATCTTCACCAGCACCGACCCAATCTGCAATCGTTGCTTTATCACTATAGATTGTCTCTAGTATATCAACAAACGAATTTGCAAACTTCTCGTAGTTAACGATAACCATATCTTGCTGTAAGGGAAACAGCTCGGATTCAATCTTCAATAAGAAACGAGTCAATGCTGTGAACGTAGTCTTATCACGCTTTGATTGAGCAAGCTTTAAGCCAGTTGGATACACATCGAAGATTTTTGCAATTGTATCCAACAATTTGTTAGTGTCTTTTACGATAGCATTGAAATCGTTCTCTTTCACGTACAAACGACCGCGGTCTTGAATAGAGCCGTCTTCGAATAGCTTGTCCATCTTTTCATCGTCAATTGAGATTGATGGATCTTTACATTCAATCATCAACATCAAACGTGTTAAAGTCTCATCATAAGCAAGACGACCAAGTGAATACCCGATCAAATTATTTTCAAACAAACGATGCGGTGTATTGTTTTCTTCTTCAACAACACGACAAGTGTTACGAACATACTCTGAAACAACGTTTTCGTCAAGAGTATTGCGTTGCTCTTGTGAATTGTGGTTTGAACCTTTGTTGCGATTCTGCGTCTCACGTGCATCTTGATTTGGTGTGGAGTTGTGATATACAGTAAAAGTTAACTCTTCATTCAAAAAGTTTTCCCAAGCTTCTGGGTGAGTTTCACGAATATCTTTTGCACTCATGCTATGTAAAGTTGTCTCTTTACCAAAATTATTTGTGAAGAATGCTTTCTTTGAAAGAATAAACTTATCTTCAACAAACTCTTCAAATGAACGAGTGCGGTGACCCCCGTCTGTAACACGAATCTCAACTACACCATCGTCTTTGTAGTAGACTGACACACACAAGTTAGGTAAGTCATCGCCCATAAACAAAGTCCCAATGATGCCTTGTTTCTTTTCAAGCTTGTTCACATCTGGACGGTTTGTTTTGATAGACTTCACAACATAACCGGCTCGCATAATAGCAAGATATTCACGTAAAGTGATGATGATTTTTTCTTTTAGGCGAATGCCGTTATCATACTTGAACTGATTTTTCGGCGATATTTCTAAGAAACGTGACAACACTTCATCAGTGTCAACATCTTTTATCTCATAGGAATTCATGATATAATTTCTTTCATTTCATTTGTGAATAACATCCACTGTTCATTTTTATAATATAACAGACATCGATGATATTGTCAAGTGTTTTTTTATTTAATTGCGATTGCTCCAAGAAAATTATAATTACGCCAGCACTGCTCTACAGTTTTAAATCCTGCAGAGTAGATCATTTCTTCAATCTCATTCCAGGTATTAGGCTTTAGCATATGGCGAAGTGTTTGTTCTTTAGACATAATATCATCATATTTAAATTTTTGACGTTTATAATCGTAATAATTAAATGTCATCATATCTTGCATACGACTATTTTCAGAATCGATTTTCTCAGAGAATATAAACCCACCGCCATCATTTAGACCATCGTATATTTTTTGAATTACATTACCACGATCTTTTTTAGGCATGAATTGTAATGTAAACAGAGAAGTAACAAGAGAACAATTTTCAAACTCGTAGTTGCGAATATCATCAAATACAAATTCAGCATTCTCACCGATTTCTTTTTTTCTTTCTTTTAAATTTTTTATGAAACCTTCAGCAATTTCAACTCCAACGTATTGTGCAGTTGGAGCGATTTCATTATTATATTCCATGAGTGCTTTTGTGAGTTTACCAGTCGAACAACCGATGTCAACTACATTGGTATCATTCTCAACAAAGTAACGAGAGAACGCAATCACATCACTTAATAGATCACCGTAACCACGAATGGACCAGTTGATATGTTCGTCAAACCCTTCTTGCCTATGTGCAAAAGTAAAGTCAGCCATTTAAATAACCTCATTATATGGTTTAATCACATTTTCATAAATCGAACTCGCAACCGCTGCCATCATCTTTGGTGCTACCATGCGACCAATACGCTCGGCTTGCTTATCGAAATCCCCTGTCAATATATAGTCTTCTGGTAGTGACATAATTATTTTTAATTCCTTGATGGTAAACTTACGGTCATCATTATAATGAAACACACCAGATACACTTTTTTGTTGTCCTTGTTGAGTTAGTGTTGGACATGGTAACTGTGGTGCTGGTCGTATCATATTGAAACACGAACCTTTTGGATTCCAAGACTTATGTTCTTTGTCTGAAGGCTTGCTATGTTTTGTTGGATTCATAGGTAATCTACAAATAAATTTTTTCTGAAATCCTGATTGTACATAATCACGCAACATTTGAACTTCTTCTGGATCATTCTCAACATTGTCTATTGCTTCTTTTAGACTGACAAATTTAGAGTTTTCATCAGGAAAAATACTATTGAGATTGAGAAAGTTCAGACCAATTTTTTCACACACATCATTACGGACACATATAAAGATAACACGTTCTCTTGCTTGCGGGACACCATAATGTGCTGCATTCAATACTTTGTATGTAACTTCATATCCAATCTTTTCAAAAGATAATAATATTTCAGTGAGTTTTTTCTTTGCTTCACCAAATGTAATACCCTTGACATTTTCAGCAACAATAACTTTTGGTTGAATGTCTTTTGCTATACGAACATATTCAAAAAATAAATCTTCAATATCTTCAACTATCTTATTGTCGGAATATTGTTTGATGCCAGTCTTCTCGACTAACTCACCCTCTGTTACTAACTCACCTTCATCATTAAAGTATGTCAATCTGTTATCAGATACATAACCTTTCCAACCTTTCTCTCTTTTACCAGCGATTGAAAAGGCAGAACAAGGAGGGCTACCATCAAGAATGTCAAGTTCTCCTGGCTTGAGATTAACCATTTTGAGAAAGTCTTCTCCAGAGTATTTTTTAATATCGTCAACAAGAACAGGAGTATCTGGATAGTTTGCTGTATATGATTCAATTGCTGCTTCAACAAATTCGTTGATAAGAAGTATATTACCACCAGCAAGTCGATAACCAGTGCTACTACCACCAGCACCAGCAAAAGTTGATATAACAGTAAATAATTTTTGTGATGATGCTTTCTTCACATCATTTAAAGTATACGATTCGTATTTCATTTAATTTAAAAACTTTCTTTGAAGCAATCATATTGTTTTGAGAACCAATCTTGAACTTCTTCCCAAAAATTAGGGCGATCATCGCTGCCATCGTTGAACTCTTCAGATACTTCATCATACGGAAGCATACCCAAAATATCTTCGTAGTACTCTTCGTCAAGATGTTCTTCGTAATCTGTATCTTTACCCAGACCATATACGCCAATAAAGTTAGGCATCTCGTCTTCGTAAGTTACCCAAACTACAGCATCTGGTGAATTAAGTTCAACTAACTTTTCATGAAGTTTATCATAGAATTGAACAGGAGGCGACCAAGCAGAAGTGCATGAGATATTAGCAGAATCAATATCATCAAATGTCAACCACTTTGCACCGACATTATCGATGTGCCAACCACGAGTCTCATCATAGTCTGAATAAAGTTCTTGAAGAAGAGTTTCCTCATTCATATTTTCTAGGAAATCTTTTGCTCCGTCGGATAAATTTTCAAACGTAATAAATGAAGTTACATGATTAGCCATTATATAATACCTTCTTCAAGTCAGGAGCCCAATAGTTTGGACCTTTCAATACTTTACCATCTTCACGATAGATAGGTTTACCATCTTCGCCAAGTTTGCTCATGTTACTATTATGCACCTCTTCAAAGCATTTGTCAAGATCAATTCCAAAAGAATGTCCAGCACCATATACAACATAAAGAAGGTCAGTTAACGCATCTGCAATCTCTACAATATCTCGCTTATCTAAGCCTTCACGAAGTTCTTCAAGTTCTTCTCGAATCAATTCGTATCGGAGTTCTGACACGGATGTCCACTGCGGTTCAGTTTCTACATCTTGACCGAACGCATTCATGAAGTCTGCAACTTTATTGAAATTTGTCATTTCCACCTTCTCAATTTATAAGCATAATATACGGGGAGATATTTAACGACTACGGCGTAGACGCAACTTTTGATCTTTCTTAGCTTTGCCGAGATGATAAGCCGTAGCTTTACTTGTAAATACAATACCTGAAAGGTGATCGTATTCATGCTGGATTGCACGAGCGGTGAATCCAGTAAATTTTGTAGTTGTCGTTTCATTATTCATATCCGTAAATCGTAACCGAATTTCTTTTGGTCGTTTGACCTTCACAAAAAGACCTGGAAAACTCAAGCAACCTTCATCATAATAAACCGTCTCTTCTGAAAAGTCAATAATTTTTGGATTGAAAAATGCCATAATCGATTCTTTATTTGTAGGATCACCAACTACAAAC